TTAAAGTTGTAAACCCTGTTGGATATGACTTGAGGAAAATATACTAATGTTAGGATTAATAAAAGCGATGCCTCTTATACTTGTTGTAGCGGGCGGGGCATATGCTTATCATACAACTACTGTAAGCAAAGCAGAGGCAAAAATTGCAAGATTAGAAACTAATACTGTAATTTTAAAAGAGAATGCCGCAAAACTAGAGATAGCGTTTGAGGCTGAAAAAACGGCCAGAGAGCAATCAGAAAAAAACTTAGAAATACAATTAAAGGCGGTAGGCGAGCTTACAGAAAAAAATACAGCAATGCAAGTAGAAATGGATGATTATCTTTCTATCTTTAAACGCCACGATTTAACTAAGTTAGCACGAGTTAAGCCCGGGCTAATAGAACCACGAATAAATAATGGTACAAAAAAAGTTTTTGATGCCATAGAAAAAGACAGTGAAGAGGTAGAAAATGCGGATAGTAACTAGTTTTTTAACAATAGTATTTTTATCTGGGTGTTCTTTTTTGAAAAATGACCCTCTACCAACCCCAGAGCCGGTGATAAAAACTATTACAGAATATAAAACACTGGAAATCTATCAGCCTCCTCTCCCTAAAAAAATAGATTTGCAGGATGTAGAATTTTTTGTAGTGACAGAAAAAAATCTTGAAGAACAGATTGCTAAAATTTCAAAAATGCAGGGAGGAACCTTTGTTATTTTTGGTTTGACGCCCCAAGACTATGAAAATATGGCGTTTAATCTCCAAGAACTACGGCGATATATTCGTCAACAAAAAGAAATTATTATTTACTACAGGCAAGCTACTCAAGAAGAGTGGCTAGATAAAAATGAAACTGTAATAGAGCAACAAAAATGACTATACAAATAAGTAGAGCGGATATTACTGGAGATGCTCTACTATCTTTACAATCTGAGACACGCTTCCTCAAGCTACCAGTAGATCCATACTTGGATCTACTCGGCATAACTCCACTACCTTCACAGGTAGCTATTATAAATGCGATCAATAACCCTAAGTATAGATTTGTATGTGCCGCAGTAAGTCGTAGACAAGGCAAAACATACATCGCAAATATAATTGGGCAGCTAGTTTCGCTAGTGCCTAACTCTAACATTCTTATAATGTCTCCTAACTATTCGCTGTCTCAGATTTCTTTTGACCTACAACGCAATCTCATTAAGCATTTTGACTTAGAAGTTAAAAAAGATAATGCAAAAGATAAAGTGATTGAGTTGAGTAACGGATCAACCGTTAGAATGGGCTCAGTAAACCAAGTTGATTCCTGTGTCGGACGTAGTTACGATCTAATTATATTTGATGAGGCGGCGTTGGCAGATGGTCGCGATGCATTTAATGTTGCACTTCGACCGACTTTGGATAAAGATAACTCAAAAGCTATTTTTATCTCAACCCCACGGGGCAGGAACAACTGGTTTGCCGAGTTTTTTGATAGAGGGTTCAATAATGAGTTCCCTGAGTGGTGTTCGATTCGTGCTACCTATAGAGATAACCCTCGTATGAGCGCGTTAGATATCGCTGAAGCAAGAAAAAGTATGTCGGAAGCAGAATTCCGACAAGAATATGAAGCTGATTTTAATACTTATGAAGGACAAATTTGGAATTTTGACCATGAGAAATGTATCTCCAATAATGAGGCATTGGATACCTCTAATATGGATGTATTTGCTGGTCTTGACGTCGGTTACCGTGATCCTACTGCTTTCTGCGTAATAGGATATGACTGGGACGAGGAACAATATTACGTTTTAGATGAATATTTAGATGCCGAAAAAACAACGGAACAGCATGCCGTTGAAATAAATAGATTAATGCAAAAATGGGATATTGATTTTATATACATTGATTCCGCAGCACAACAAACTCGTTATGATTTCGCTTTGCAATACGATATTTCAACAGTAAACGCAAAGAAATCTATTCTTGATGGCATCGCGCACGTAGCAGCTATAGTAGACAATGATAAATTATTTGTCGATCAACGATGCGCTGAAACTTTATCCTGCTTAGACCAATATCAATGGGATCCAAATCCTAATCTGGCTAAAGAAAAACCTAAACATAACCGAGCTTCTCATATGGCAGACGCTCTTAGATATGCATTGTATTCATTTGAAATAAGTCAGAGCGGCTTTTAATAACACCTACAAAAAATAGTATTTGACAATTTATGTTACAGAGGCTATAATGCAAAGTATGAAAAAGCTCAAAAGAGACCCTGTGAAATACATAAGGGACCGAGCAAAATCAAAATACAAAAAAGACAATGAATGTTACATCTGTGGAACAGAAAAAGAATTAGACTTTCACCACTTTTACTCTCTGGCACCACTTCTTCGGCAATGGCTAAAGAAAAAAACACAAGAAAGACCTGCGCACTATACGGATGAGTATATTGTCATTTGGAGAGACGAATTCATAGAGGAAAACTGGGCAGAGTTATACGATCATACAGTAACTATATGTCATGCTCACCACAGAGAGTTACATAAAGTTTACGGAAGAAACCCTGGACTTGGTACAGCGACAAAACAAATGCGCTGGGTAGATATTCAAAGAGAAAAGCATGGCATGGTATGATAGAATTATTGGTAAAAAAGTTGACGTTGAGGAAAAATTAAATCCTGCTCAGCCTTATTACGACCATAAGACAGAACCTAGCCGAGAAGATATTTTCAGCTATGAAAGGGCTTATGAAGATTTAGAAATAGTTAATCGCGGCGTAAATATGCTCGTCGATGACTGTGCAGAAATTAATGTAAAAGTTGGCGAACAGTTAAGCACCCAAAGTATTATAAAAGGAATTAAAAGATCTCGTATTGATCTTCTCTTAAATAAAGAGCCAAACCTTTTTCAAGATATAAGTACTTTTCGACGAAATCTCTTAATCGACTACTTACTAGACGGAAATATATTTATATACTATGATGGAGCACATCTCTATCATTTGCCTGCAAGTAAGATGACGATTCATGCAAGCGAAACAACTTATATTGAAAAGTTTACATATAATGAAGTTGTAAACTATTCAACAAAAGAAATTATACACATCAAGGATAATTCTTTTTACTCTATTTATAGAGGAGTTTCTCGACTAAAGCCCGCACTTCGTACTATGGTACTTATGCGACGAATGAGAGACTTTCAAGATAATTTCTTTAAGAACGGGGCAGTTCCCGGGCTTGTACTAAAGTCTCCAAATACTCTTTCTGAAAAAATTAAAGAAAGAATGATTCAGTCTTGGTCGGCAAGATATAGACCTGATGCAGGGGGACGCAGACCTTTAATTCTTGACGGCGGTATTGAAATTGATGAAATTTCAAATGTCAACTTTAAAGAACTGGACTTTCAAACTGCTATTGAAGAAAATGAAAAAATCATTTTAAAAGCATTAGGAATTCCTCCTATTCTTCTTGATTCTGGAAACAATGCAAATTTGAGACCAAATATGCGATTGTACTATCTAGAAACTATTTTACCAATAGTAAGAAAGATTAATTTTGCATTAGAAAGATTTTTCGGATTTGAAATAATTGAAGAGGCGAGTAATATTCCTGCTCTTCAACCAGAATTACGAGATCAAGCATCTTATTACCAAGCTCTTGTGAACACAGGAATTATATCTCCGAATGAAGCAAGAGCAGCACTAAACTTCGAGCCTGTAGAAGGCTATGATGACCTGAGAGTCCCTGCAAATATAGCAGGAAGCGCAGCGAATCCAGAAGAGGGTGGTAGACCACCAGAACAAGGAGAAGATAAATGGCTTCACGAAGTAGACTTCGTAAAGATGTCAACGCAACGTTGACACAACAGTTTCAGGAATGGGGTCTTCCGTTAGATATTGACTATAAAAGCTACTGTGGAATTGTAGATTTTCCTGTAACTCCTCGAGCTATTCAAAAGTCTTTTTATAACTGGAAAACCTGTCTTCGGTCTCTTAGAATTGAGACTCCTAAAGCAGCTCCTACACCGGCGGCTCCGAAAAAAGAAGCTCCGAAAAAAGAACCTGCTAAGAAGAAAGTAGAGACGAAAGATGAATAAGATTTTTAATCTTACTTCTACCTTTAAAGCCCTTCACGAAGATGATGACGGGGGCGTTCATATCTGCGGTATGGCAAGTACTCATGATGAGGATCGTGCAAATGATGTTATTATGGCAGAAGCTTGGACAAAAGGTGGACTCCAAAATTTTGAAAAGAACCCTATTATTCTTTTTAACCATGATTACAATAAACCTATTGGTCGAGCTACAGGTCTTAAAGTTACCGATAGTGGGCTTGAGCTAAAGGCAAAAATTTCTAAGTCTGCGCCAGATCATGTGGCGCAACTAGTCAAAGAAGGCATTCTTGGAGCTTTTTCTGTTGGTTTCCGAGTCAAGGATGCTGATTATATAACGGAAACTGACGGACTAAAGATTAAGGATGCTGAGTTGTTTGAAGTATCAGTAGTATCGGTACCTTGCAATCAAGCAGCAACTTTTTCTCTGGCAAAATCATTTGACTCAGAAGAAGAGTATAATGATTTTAAGAAAACTTTCACCAATCGTGTAGATCTAGCCGGTCAGTCTCTGGCTAAGGACGAAAAATCATCGTTAGCTAGTGAAACACCGGACGAAGCGGGCATTACCGCTCACAAGGAGATCAAAATGTCGGAAGAAGTAAAAACTCCCGAAATCGACTTGGAAGCTTTTGCTAAGAAGGTGGCAGAGGAAACTGCTACTACTATTGCAATGAAGCAAGCCGAGACGAAAGCTGCTGAAGAAAAAGCAGCACAAGAAGCTGCTGAAAAAGCTAAGCTCGACGCCGAGCAAAAAGCTCAGCAGGAAGAAGAAGTACAAGCAGCTATCAAGGTTGGTGTCGAGTCAGGCGCCGATCGTTTGATGGCAGACCTTGAAGCCAAGATGGCTGCAAAGGATGCCGATATGGAAAAGATTCTTGCTCAACATAAGCAAGATCTTGAAGAGAAGAATGAAGAGCTCAGCAAAATGCGTGACTCTAAGCGTGTATTCGCTGATCGCTCTTCTGGTAACGGTATTGAAGCTCATGCAAAAGACCTTATGTATGGTCATATGCTGGGTGTATTTACGAATAAGGGCTGGGATACTAAGTATGGTCGTCAAGTTTTGGAAAAGGCAGGTATGTCTTATCCAAGCGGCACCTCCGTTGCAGACACTGACAACCTGTTGGCAGTAACTGTAGGTACGGCTCTTGAGAAAGAGGTACAATTCCAGTATCGTCTTGCTCAACTTTTCCGTGAGCTCAATATGAACTCACAATCCATGGTTCTGCCTCTGCAGAGCGACACCTCCAAGGCGATCTTCTCGACTGGTGGTGAGAATGTTCGATATACTGGTGCAGACTCCTCTGCTAACGCAGGTGACGGTACTGGTGTAACTAACGAAACCAATCCAACTCCAGGTAATTTTGCTGTAAATCAAATTATCCTGCAAGCACACCGTCTGATTTCTACTACGTTCCTTGATAATCACGTTGATGAAGAGATTCTTGTAAATCTTCTTCCCATGATGACCGAGAACGTAGCTCGTGCACACGCTCGTGCAGTAGACAACATGGTTTTGAATGGTGATTCCGGTGTAGGTATCAATGGTATTAAAGACATGGCAAATGCTCAAGCCAACTGGATCGGTGCAGCTACTGAGCGTGTATCTGTAGGTGGCACTGTTGCTCCTTCAGCTACTCCGCCCACTACTGATAAGCTTGATTCTACGCTTCTTCTTGCAGCGCGTTCATCGCTCGGTAAGTATGGCTTGGCACCTTCAGACGTAACTTACGTTGTATCTTCTGATCGTTACTATGATCTGATTGCAGATCCTGGTTTCGCGGATATTACAGATGTCGGTTCTGATATGGCAACCAAGCTGGTTGGTGCTATCGGTTCAGTTTACGGCTCGCCCGTAGTAATGTCTGATAATTTCGATCCCGAAGCAGCTAGCAATAATATTGCTTACGCAATCAATACCTCTAACTTTGTAATTCCACGTCTTCGTGGTGTAAATGTAGAGACTGATTACGAAGTACGTCAGCAGCGTCGTCTGGTAGTTGCTACTCAATCACTCGGTT